ATCACCAGAGTCAAACCATCGGAAATACCTGTCGTTGTCCAGTTCCGCAACCATGTCATCAACCCATTCATCACGACGCCAGTCCTCCCAGTTATGCAGTCTGGGCGCTTTGACGTTAGGGAATCTATAGTTGCCTGTGGTCGCATAGCAGCCCTTGCACGCATCGACTAGTGAACCATCGGCATTCTTACTGCCGGGACACGTGTCGAGTGCCTGTAGTGACCATGAACGACACGGCATTTTTGATGCTTTTGATAGTTTGACCATTGGTTTACCCCTGTCTGTTAATGTGTGAGCAGTTTACACTCGTCGTGCTCAGGACGCAACGGGCAAGTTTTACATCGTGGCCTAGGATGGTTCGCGGCTGTGCCGCTATTAAAAGTATAGCCCTTGCAGTTTAACCACTGGCTTTACTGGTATGTTGTTGATAGTCGCCTCAGCGTTAAAGAAACTCTCTAGGCCTGTGTCAGTGTACCACTGCTGCAGAGTCTCTAGTGTCTCTGGTAAGTCATACTCTGTATCCACAGGTATATCCATGATTAGCTCTATGGCTCTGGACAGTTTGTTGTATTCCTTAGCCACCTCTAGTTTAACGTCCCAGTGTTCCAGTTCTAGGCTGGCGAACTCCATACCTTTATCGTGTCTTAGTTCTGCAATCATGTCTCGTGCGTTAGTCATTTGTTTACCTATGTAGTTATTAATTTGTGCAGCCATGATAGCGTCTGCATCACTGGTGTCAATAACTAATTGATATATACATATAACTATATGGTAGTTGTAATGGTTTAAATTGTGTGCTTGTGGTTACTTGTGTTGACCTGTGGGGTACTATAGTTCCCCTCACATGTCAACATTTGCATTCTCTTGTTGACTATGGTAAGCCCCAGCGCCCCAAGCATAACACAATCCCAATGTCAACCTTGCATTCCATTGTCAACTATGGTAAGCCATAGAATCCCTAGCATTGTTTGCTATTGTTTGCAAGTGTTGACATGAGGGCGTGGGTGTGTTATTGGGGACGGGGGAGGGGGATTGTATACCTTAGTAAATTATAGTACCCGATCACGTACAAAATAAGCCAAAATTAGGTCAAATTGACCAATAGTTAGTCCTTACTAACCTCTTGTAAACAAAAGAAAACACAAGTTTACCGAAAACACACTAAAAGGACACTCTAATAACTAAATAATCTAAAATAATGCTTTACTTTTGCACAAAAGTATGCTATAATTAAAAAGTATTCTTAGGTACTAAGGTAAATACTTTATGGATCAACCTAAACGTAAAAGAGGGAGACCAAAGAAGACTGATGTAGTCTCTAAAACCGCTGGAAACAGGGGTAAAGTAGGGCGGCCAAAGGGTGACGCTAGTATTATTAATGAATATAAGGCTAGAATGCTTGCTTCACCTAAATCTAACAAGGTTCTGGAAAGTATTTTTAATGCTGCTCTTAACGATGACCATAAAAATCAAGCAGCAGCATGGAAACTAGTTATGGACAGGATGCTGCCATTAAGTTATTTTGAAAAGGATTCAGCCAGTGGGAGACAGTCTGTGTCAATTACTATCTCAGGTGTTGGGCAAGTCGCCACAAGTGTCTCTGACCCAAGTGAAGACAATACCACAGCCATTGAGGGGGAGTACACGGAAAGTGATATATAAATACTTCAAGTTAGATGACTTTAAGTGTCAAGAAACTGGTGAGAATGAGATAGACCCAGAGTTTGTTATGAAGCTGGATGAGCTAAGGGAAGCCTGTGGTTTTCCTTTTGTAATCACCAGTGGCTATAGGTCTCCTAAGCATTCCATAGAAGCTAAGAAGGCTAAGCCGGGAACTCATGCCCAAGGTATAGCTGCGGACATTAGAACCACTAGCGGCCAACAGCGTCATAAGATTATTAAGGCTGCTATGATTATGGGATTTAACGGGATAGGTGTCGCTAAGGGCTTTGTGCATGTGGACACTAGAGAGTCTAGTCCTGTTGTGTGGTCTTATTGATGTGTCTGGGTTATGGGAACTTTAAGGGTTTATGACTGACCTAAACATAGAGTTACTCCCTTGGCAACAAGAAGTCTGGGGAGACACTACAAGGTTTAAGATTGTCGCTGCTGGTAGACGTACTGGTAAGTCCAGACTAGCGGCATGGTTGTTGATTGTCAATGCCTTGGACGCAGGCAAGGGGCATGTCTTCTACGTTGCACCTACACAGGGGCAGGCTAGAGACATCATGTGGCAGACACTGCTTGAACTGGGGAATCCAGTGATTGTGTCTAGTCACATTAACAATTTGCAGATTAAGCTAATCAACGGTGCGACCATATCGTTGAAAGGCGCGGACAGGCCAGAGACTATGCGTGGTGTGTCCTTGAAGTTTCTGGTCATGGACGAATACGCAGACATGAAGCCTGAAGTATTTGAGCAGATTCTTAGGCCAGCCTTGGCTGACCAAAAGGGGAATGCGTTGTTCATTGGTACGCCAATGGGACGTAATCACTTTTATGAGTTGTACCAGTACGCTGAGTTAGGTGATGACCCAACGTACAGAGCGTGGCACTTTACGAGCTATGACAATCCTCTATTGGATTCAGAGGAAATAAACGTAGCTAAAAAGAGCATGTCAAGCTATGCGTTTAGACAGGAGTTTATGGCGTCCTTTGAAGCCAGAGGCTCTGAGATGTTCAAGGAGGATTGGGTCAAGTTTGGAGAAACTCCTGAGTACGGTGACTACTACATAGCCATTGACTTAGCTGGCTTTGAGGAAGTCAATAAGCAACGTACTAAGAACAGTAAACTGGACGAGACAGCCATAGCGGTTGTCAAGGTCAATGACAATGGACATTGGCACGTAGAGAACATAGTGCATGGGCGCTGGGAGTTGTCTGAGACAGCCAGAAAGATTTTTGAGGTTGTCAGGGACTACAGGCCCATAGGCATAGGGATAGAGAAAGGTATCGCTAGACAGGCTGTTATGTCCCCGTTAACGGACATGATGAAGCGGTACGGGATGTTCTTTAGGGTTGATGAGTTGACCCACGGGAACAAAAAGAAGACTGATAGAGTCATGTGGGCGCTACAGGGCAGGTTTGAAAATGGTTTCATTACCTTATCCAAAGGCGAATGGAACAGTCGGTTCTTAGACCAGTTGTTTCAATTCCCTGACCCACTGACACATGATGACCTTGTGGACGCACTGGCTTACATAGACCAGTTAGCTAAGATAGCGTACACATACGACTTTGAAATAGATGACCATGAAGTTTTGGACACAGTAACGGGGTACTAATGGCTACACTTACTAAGAGACAACAAGCTACATTAAAAAAACATACAGCAAAACACATGACTGAAATGCGTAAAGCTATGCGCTCTGGTAAATCTTTTACTCAAGCACATAAAATAGCACAAAAGAAGGTAGGGAAGTAAGATGGCTAAAAAAGGACTTTACTCAAACATACACGCTAAACGCAAGCGTATTGCCAGAGGGTCTGGTGAAACAATGCGTAAGCCCGGTTCTAAAGGCGCACCGACTGCCAAAGCCTTCAAACAGGCAGCTAAGACAGCTAGAAAGCCAAGGAAAAAGTAATGGAGTACGGTGACAACGACACCCTTGCCACTGAGCAGCATATTGAAGATTGGGTCATGGACAAGTGCAATACTTGGCGTGACCACTACGAATCCAACTACGCAGAGCGTAACGAAGAATACTACAGGCTCTGGCGTGGTATCTGGGCAGCACAAGACTCAGACAGAAAGAGTGAAAGAAGCAGAATTATCAGCCCTGCACTACAGCAGGCTGTGGAGTCCAGCGTAGCGGAGATTGAGGAAGCTACGTTTGGTCGCGGTAAATACTTCAGTATTACTGATGACATGGACGATCAGGACAATCAGGACATTGTGTACCTGAGAACCAAACTCCACACTGACCTAGAGAAAGCAAAGCTACGTCAGTCCGTAGGAGAGTGCCTTATCAATTCAGCAGTCTTCGGAACAGGGATTGGTGAGGTAGTGCTAGAGGAAGTCAAAGAGATGGCTCCCGCCACCCAACCTATCATGGGTGGTGAGTTGACAGCAGTGGGTGTCAATGTGACTGACCGAACAATGGTCAAGCTGCGACCCATCCTTCCTCAAAACTTTCTCATCGACCCTGTTGCTACCAACGTAGATAATGCGCTTGGAGTTGCTGTAGATGAGTTTGTGTCTAGGCATCTTGTTGAGGAACTACAGGAGTCTGGAGTGTACGCTGATGTGTACGTCGGCAACGCTCCAAGAGACTACGAGCTAGAGCCTGACCAAGAGCTATCCAGCTTTGATGACGATAAAGTACGTCTAACAAAATACTACGGTAAAGTACCTCGACACCTGCTTACTAAGTCTGAAAAAGAACTTATGATGCAGGACGATGAGGACATAGCTGAGATAGAAACACTTGTAGAGGACGATGACGACGAGACAACTGAAAGTTTCTACGTGGAAGCAATCATTGTCATTGCCAACGGTGGCATACTCCTGAAGGCTGAAGAAAACCCCTACATGATGGGTGACCGCCCTATCGTTGCATTCCCTTGGGATGTTGTGCCGGGAAGGTTCTGGGGTCGTGGTGTTTGTGAGAAAGGCTTTAACAGCCAAAAGGCGCTTGATACAGAGCTTCGCGCACGTATTGATGCCCTATCCCTTACTGTACACCCAATGCTCGCTATGGACGCTACACGGCTTCCTAGAGGGTCTAGGCCAGAAGTACGCCCCGGCAAGATTGTCCTAACCAACGGTGACCCACGGCAAGTCCTACAACCTTTTAACTTTGGTCAAGTTAGTCAGATTACATTTGAGCAAGCCAATGCGTTACAAAGAATGGTACAGATGTCTACAGGAGCGATTGACTCTGCTGGCATCCCCGGAAGCATCAATGGAGAGGCTACAGCTGCTGGCATCAGTATGTCTCTTGGTGCTATTATTAAGCGTCACAAACGCACACTAATAAACTTCCAAGACTGTTTCTTAATACCGTTTGTTAAGAAAGCTGCGTGTCGTTACATGCAGTTTGACCCTGAAAACTATCCTGTTGCTGACTACAAGTTCAACGCTACTTCCACACTGGGCATCATTGCTCGTGAGTACGAAGTAACGCAGCTTGTACAGCTACTACAAACAATGTCACAGGACTCACCTCTGTACAACACACTTATAGAGTCCATCATTGACAACATGAACCTGTCAAACCGTGAGGAACTGACTGCTAGACTACAGGAAGCAGCACAGCAATCACAACCTACTCCAGAGCAACAACAGCTAGCTCAGGCTGCACAACAGGCACAGCTTGCCTTCCAGCAGTCTCAGACAGCAGCGTTGAATGGACAAGCTACTGAGTCACAAGCCAGAGCGCAGAAGATGGCTGTAGAAACTCAGTTGGCACCACAAGAGCTAGAGATTGACAGGATCAAGGCCATCACAACCAACCTACAGGCAGGCGACCAAGACGATAAGGAGTTTGAACGTAGGCTGAAGATGGCACAAACTATGCTGAAAGAAAAAGAGATTGATCTCAAAATTGGACAGCAGCAACAGAGAGGATAGGAACATGGTAGTAACTTCAGTACAGTTTCATAGTGCAATAGAGCAGATCAATGCCAAGTTTGCAGAACTTGAAAACAAGATTAAGGAACTAGAATCTAAGAATGAAGCGAAAAAGCCAGCGCAGACGCGCAAGACTAAACAAGAGGCTGCTTGATGAGCGACAAGAAGAAAGACCCCCGCTTAGAAAGAGCAGGAGTATCTGGCTACAATCAGCCTAAACGTACACCTAATCACCCAACTAAAAGTCATGTAGTAGTTGCTAAAGAAGGCGATAAAGTAAAAACTATACGCTTTGGTCAACAAGGGGTGACAGGAGACAGACAGAACACCGCACGTTCTAGGTCTTTCAAAGCAAGGCATAAAAAAAATATATCTAAAGGTAAAATGTCTGCTGCGTACTGGGCTAACAAAGTAAAATGGTAGAAAGGACTAAAAACATGATGGAATCTGAGTTTATACCTGTATTTGATGACCCTGAAACAAGTGCTTTACGGCTCAACTCAGAGACAATCTCCTATTTAGGAGGTTCCCTCATTGAAGCACAAGACCCTGATGTACAGCTAGAGATTCTGGAGATGATTAAACAGCACTCTGCTTTTGTCATAGAAACTAGCACAAAGATAGTAAACAGAAAGTCCGGCAAGTTACGGGCAGTATAACAAGGAAAAACAATGACCGATAACGCAATCAAGGTGCCTCAGTGGGCGCTACCTATCGCAGCAGCCGCTGTCAGCCTAGCTGTAGCTTGGGGTGTCCTACAGGCTAATACAGCCCACGCATCAGAGGACAGGGAGCGTATTGCTGCCATAGCGGAGCAAGCCGCAAAAAAGGCTCAGGAGAATGGGCAGGCACAGGCAGTGACGGAGCAGAAGGTGGAAGCGATAGTCAACTCTCTGGCTCGTCAGGAGAAGATTCAGGAGAAGACCAACGAGCAGATACAAGCTCTCGTACAAGCTCTCCTAGCCAAGTAGACTATGACCCAAGAAACCCAACTCTGTTCTGCGACATGCGAGAGTACAGGATGCTACGCTATGTGCAACCACCAGCAGAGCGACACAGAGTCGCAAGAAACTGGCTGTTGTTCAACAAAGGACAGTGCGGATACGGTGCGGAAGTGTATGTGCGCAACCAAGGCCCAAGAATCCTTGGCACAGCATGGGACACCAAGCTAGTAATTTTAACTTGGGACTTGAGAAAGCCCACGGCTGTTAAAACACAAGCTGTCAAGAAAAAGAGAAGGATATAGTGGAAGCTATACCTCCTTTTCCTAATAGTGTCAATGCACATGACTTTATAGTTACTGATAGAGTTAAAGACTCTTATTCTATAAAACAAAAAACATATGCAGTCAAAGGCGCTGTACAGGCTATAACTTATCTTGAACAGTTCTACTATGAGTATAGAAATGGGCAGCTAATGGTCACTATCTTAAAAGTGTTTAACCAAGACAAATATACGGTAGACCTTAAAGCATGACCATGTTAATTTTTATGCTGGTTATTCTTGAGAAGAATGTACCAACACTGGAGATAGCATTCCGTGAGTTGACTTCTTGCCTTGAATACAAGACAGCCTTAGTTCATCAGGATGTCGGTCAGAACGCTATTGTAATGCCTAAGACCAGACACTTTGATGCGTATTGTGAACCCAGAGTAGTGCCTGTATCTGATGTAGGTACTAAGCTGTTACTTAGAGACCCACCCAAAAGAGAGGAAGACTGATATGCCTTACGGTAAAGGAACCTATGGAAGCCAAGTAGGACGCCCACCTAAGAAGAAAAAAACAATGCAACGGCGAACTGCACGCAAACCTGTAAAAAAGTAAAAATAATCCTTTACTTTTTGTTAAAAGTATGATATAATCTAAACTGTATCTTAAACTAATTAAGGGAATACATAAGATGACTAAAGAACTTGAAGTTTACTTTGCTAACTACTTTGAG